GATGTACATATACCGTTTCATCGTCACATATAGCGCAAGGATAAGAGCTACCGCGGAAGACCCTGAAGGCCGTAGCCCCATGTTCCTTGCCGTAAGTCTGCTCCGCCATTCCCCATGCCACCGCCACCATCTGCTGCGCGTTTCTTATGATGTTATGGTAAGCAGCCTTAAAGATGCCCTTTCCGTAAGAAGGTGACGCGATGTTGATGTCATATCTCCTTGCTTTCGTTATGACCGACGACAGATACGGGTCCTTATAACCCGTTCTCACGGCAGCAAGAATTTTCTGTTCGTCATATCCCATCAAGACACCCGCTTTCGTCATTCTGACGATGTCCTCCGCAAAGTTAGCGAGATAAGTAGACGTCCTTTGCCTTGACGTGGCACCATAATATTGAGCCGAGAGAAACGCCGAGACGCCACCCTCGTCAACATTCAGCCGTTTCGTTGCCGCGAGCGCATGCTGCCCGATAATATTCTCCACCCTGTCCGTCATTCCCGTTGCGATGCTTTGCGCCTCTTGAAGAAAGGCCTTTTCCGCCGCCAGCCTCTTTCCCCTTCTATATTTCGAGGACAAGCCGACAATCTGCTTAGCCGCCGCGAAGACCACCTTTTTCAAGGCAGTCTCCGTGGCAGTGACAGCCTTAGACCTGTCGATGGCATAATTGTGTTCCTTAGCCATAAGCCGATACCTTATTTGCGGTCATACTTATTCCAGTTGTTACGTCCGGGCCAGTTGCCGTTAGAGTCGTATTGTCTTCCCGACTCGTTCGGTCTTCCCGCCTTTCTGCCTCCGCCCGTGTTGACATCCTGTCCGCTCTGCTGCGCGTTAATCTGCGCCTGAGCCTCCTGCTCCTCGATGGCGTTCTGCGTCTCGTTGTCGGCCCTCTGCATGTCCATGAGCAGATCCTGCTGCTGCTCCTCCTTCTTCTCCCTTATGATCCGTTCAATCTCGTTTGTGACAGGTAGGTCAGGGCATCTCTCCGATGCCGTCTGTTTAGACAAGAACTCGTTTTGCACCGCCGTAGCGATATTCGTTATCAACTCCGTCTTGTTTTGATGCACATAGACCTCCACCCACGCATGAATAGGCAGCGCCGTCATGGACGCCATGCAGTTTTGCTCCATACCGATGCCATACTTACACATCTTGACGAGCTGCATGAGGAACGGATGCAGCACCTTGGCATCGTTCTCTGCGATCTCGATAGCTGGCGAGAAGAGCAGTTTTATAGCCACACCGGGCAAGTCGCCCGACTTAAGTTCAGGCGGTTTGACCGTGAACGACAATTCATAGATGAGGTCATAGGACTTGTTGAGCTGTGTAGCGAAGGCGTTAGAGGCATCCGTTCCGTCGATGAACTCAGCATCGCCGTCGGTATCAGTGATCTGTATAGTCTTCGCACCTCCGTTAGTGTCGCCCACGACCGCGATGTCATCGCCATCGCCTTTGAGCTTAAGCATAGGGAAGGCATAAGCCTTGTTGTTTTCACAGAGATAAGAGTAAGCCTCCTCATAGTCTTCGATGTTACGCTGTACAGGTGCCCAGCACGGTCCGTCCTCGTTTCTTGCGTAAGCGACAGGCAAGAACGGGAAGCCATGCGGTTTCTCCTCCACACACGAATAGTTGTCGATACCGAAGATGTTAGCAATCCTCTTTATCGTCTCCTTAACCGCGCCCTCGTTAAGCTGCTTCTTGAACCTGTAGAACATTTTTTTGTCCCACACCTCAACCCATTCAGTTCTTTCGATGCCCTGTTCGTCGTAGTCGATATATTTTCTTGCGAAGACCTTCATCTCGCCCGTGAGCGAGTCGATGTGCGGATAAAGAATGTCGCCGTTGTCGAAGGACAGCGTTTTCGTTCCGAAGACGCCGTTGCTGTCGAAGAATCCCACGACAGCGGCCTCCGCCACCTTCATGTAGGCAGAGACCGCCTCGAAGTGTCTCACCTCCATGTCCTTCATGTACCACTCCTTCTTGAACGTGTTAAGGAGCTGTTGTAGCTGTTCGTTCTTCTTGTCTTCAGCAGTGGCGAGCTCAAACTGGATGTCGTTACCCGTTAGGTGCAGCGTGTGCTTAGTGTGTATGAGGCGTTGGAATGCGAACGCCGTTCTTTGGATTTCCTGAATGTACCACTTGCCATCCTCAGGATTTTTCCTGTAGATGTCAGGGTAGAGGTCTTTGTCCCATATTTTGTGAGACGAAGGATAGAACTCCCTAAGGAAGTCGTGTTGCGTTTTGATACGCCTGTAGAGCGTGTCGTCAGGCATGTAGCAGTTGACGTTCTCCGACAACTCCTGCTCCCTCATGACTCCATGCGTCATGTAGTTCTTAGGCGTGAGTTCATAGAACGGTTTCCTTACGAGGATCTGTCTAAAATTAGTATTTGTGTTGTCCATAAAATTAAGAAATTATAACATCCATAACCCTTTGATTTTGTTGTTTTTCTTCTTGTAGAGCGAGAAGATCATGATATAGAACCACGATTCGAAGAAGTCGGGCGAGTGACCGATAATCTTCTTTGCCATGTCCTTAGGCATGAGTTTGAAGCTTTTGTCATAGCTATTTTCGTCCCTCCTTATCATCTTTCTCTCCTTTTGCAGGATTTGCCTGAGCGGCACCTTATCGAAGCCCTTACCCGAGTATTTTCTTTCAAGCAGGTCAGAGTCGATAGAGAAGCCCTTGTCCTTGACAGCCTTATAGAAGAGGAAAGCACACTGAGACTTAAGATCTTTATAGAGATATTTGATGCCCTTCTCCTCCTGCTTTGTTGCCGCTATAGGAGCCGCCTGGTTATTGAACGGCACGGCATCCTTGAAGAAGCCCTTGAAGTACTGTCCTATGCCCTGCATATCGTAAGTGAAGTTACGCTCCTCCACTCCCCACTCCCGCAGTTTCGCCATGACCGTGTAGACGAGCGTTTGCGAGTCGAGCCTCATGACCACCAGGTCAGCGCAATGGTGTCCTATCCACAGCCACATGACAAAGTTGTCTCCTCCCGTGAAGGCGATGTCCGCCGAAGCCCTTCTGACCCCGTCTCCCGTCTGCTGAGCGTTGTCAAAAATTTCCTCCAGGTCCTCCCTTTTTATCATGTCATCGCCCGCCGCCTTATAGTTCCAGTTGGCTTCGAGGTCACGCATGCGCTGTTCCTCATCCTGCTGCGCGAGGTTAGCGATGTAAGAAGCGTCAGTAGATATAAGCTTGATATTTTCCGACACATCCGCCCTTATGAATGTCACCGATTTTATGAACATGTCGAGCTTAGAATATCCCAGCTCCGCGTAGCTGTCCTTCCACAGCTTGTCGATGATGTCGCGACATTGCTCGTAGACCTCTTCTCGCGTGTTTCCCCAATAGATAGAGTCGGGCGTGTCGCCGTCCATGAAGCAGTAACGAATTACGCCGTCTCGTTCAGGGATGATATATCCCTCATCGTCAATCCACCAGTCGATAAACTTGCGCACCCACGACTCGGGGTCAGGGTTACAGGTTATCCAGAAGCGGTTTCTGATATGCGAAGCGTTACGGTTGTTTGTGAGCAGATATTTGAATTTCTTGTAAGGACATTGCGTGCCCTCGTCGATGCAGACATAGGCAAACTGTCGTCCTTGGAAGCGCGTTTTGAAGTCTTGATACGCCCCGGCATAGTAAGAGAATTTGAGCCATCCCCCGTTGGCAAAATTCCATGTCATGTCGTTTTGCGACTTGTTGTAGGTTCCGAACTGCGAGAAGAGCTTGTAAGAGTCGGTTACGAGCGACTGAAGGTCATCCTTCTCGTTACGGAGGATAGTGGCATGGAAGTCGGGGTTCTTGATGTCCTTCAGGACCTCCATGAGAGAGGAGAAGGATTTAGAATTGTGGGTGACGATGAAATCGTTGACCATAAACAAAGAGTTTGTGTTGTTTACAGCGATGCAGCAACACTCTTGTTCTCCAACGTACTCAAAGTCTATAATTCTTCTGCCAAGCTCACTTACGCCGCCGTTGTACTCGGTACAAAGCACCTTCTTTCGCGGAAGACGGAACAGACGCTCCGACTGATTAATTCTGATATAAACATCATAATAATCGCTTGCTTCGATACGCTCTCCGTTCTTGACATAGTGGTTCTCGTGCTTATTGACAGTGGCAAGACCTCCGAGACTGTTTACCAAGAACTTAACATCTTTAGCAAGCTGCTCACTGACAGTTGCAAAAGAACAATGTCCACGCTTGTCTACAGAGCCATCTGTGTCCATAAGACCTTGAAGAATGGCCCATCTTGTGTCAATAGATCCAAACTTGTAGAAATCGGGGACAGCCTTATTGAAAGCGTCGCAACCATAAAGCTTTAAACCTTCAAGATCATTACGCAATCTATTATCCTTAATTCTATAATCGCAAGCTGTGCTACCTTGCTTTTGCGCATAGTTGGTCATGTCAATGCCAGCGTTTTCAAACTCTTTCACGATACCTTCATCTGCGCTACACAGCATCGCATCGTAGCTGCCCTTCTTTATATTATCGGTTATACAGCCGTCGCCAAGGATAGCTCCAATGACATAAGGAGACGATGAAGGTTTGTAATGGCGGTTGCCC